AACTCGCTGCAGCCGGACGAGATGGCCGCGTTTCGCAACCTGTCGTTCCACGAGATTCGAACCGGCCAGGCCGCGAACTTCAGCGCCGTGCGTGACCGCGTGGCCAACTTCGTGAACTCGATCCGTGTCGGCCGACGCTCGGCCACTCTCGGTCAGAAGTGCGGCATGGATCGGCCTGACAATATCGCGGTCGATCTGCGCGGCAACGTAGTGACGTGCCAGAACGTGAGCGCGGCTTCCTTTGCCCCCAACGGCCAGTCGCACAAGATCGGTCACGTCTCGGACCTGGCCAACGTCAAGCTGAAAACCGCAACCCACTGGTCCAAGCGCGAAGAGTGTCCGAACTGCCCTGTGCTGCAAATCTGCAAGGGCTCGTGCATGTTCCTCGAGGGCGACCTGTGGGAAACCTCGTGCGACAACGCCTTCTCGGATGCGCTTCCGGTGTTCGCGGCCGGCATCGAGTTTCTGACAGGCTGCGTGCCGATCCACATCGAAGGCCCGCAGCGCGAGGATCGCAAGGACATCTGGAACCGAGCACAACCCCAAGGTAAACGCCGCATCATCCCGATCGCGGCCCAATAAGGAGTCAACATGGACACCCCTGAAACACAGACCCAAAACCAGGAAGCCCCCGAGCTGGGCTCCAACATGCCCTACTGGGCAAAGCACGACTTCCACGAGCGGCTGAAGGATGTTCCGTTTCACCAGACGGACGCAGACGGCTCGACGATCGTCAACGTCAATCACTTCTTCTACAAGGTGATCGGCGAAGACCTCGTGTGCGCGATGGTGCCGGAAGACCTGAGCATTCCGCAGGACTGGTCCGTCGTCACCGACATGGACAGTCCGATGACCCAGAAGGCGCTGTCGATGCTCGGTCGCCCAATGGCCTAAGTCACGGATGACACATGCGTAAACCGCACCTTCTTCCAGATTGGAAGCGAGTGCTGCGCCGAGCCTGGAGCATCCGGCTGATGTTGCTGGCCGGCCTGCTGTCGGGTCTCGAGGCCATTCTGCCGATCGTCATGGACATCGTTCCCTGGCCTCGGTGGTTGGCCTCAACCGTCATCTCGACGGTGGTCGGCCTGGCGTTCGTCACTCGGCTTCTCGCTCAACAGGACGACAAGAATGATTGATCGAAATCCAAACCGAACCCGTGTTGCAGCCGCCAGCCTCGTGCTTGCGGCTTCGACGCTTGTGGGCATCGCGCTTCACGAGGGCTACACCGACGACGCCATCATTCCCGTACCGGGTGATGTGCCGACCTACGGTTACGGTACGACTCGCAAGCCCGACGGCAGCGCGGTGAAGATGGGCGAGAAGACCACGCCCACTCGAGCCTTGGTTGACCTTCTGCGCGATGCGACGAAGTTCGAACAGGCCGTCAAGCGTTGTGCGCCCGTCCCGATGCATCCCTACGAGTTCCAGGCGTACGTCAGCTTCACCTACAACGTGGGCGAAACGGCGTTCTGCAAATCGACTCTGGCCAAGAAGCTGAACGCACTCGACTACGAAGGCGCCTGCAAGGAGCTCCTGAAGTGGGACAAGGTCAAAGGTGTGACGGTCAAGGGCTTGACCAACCGGCGCCAGGCTGAGTACCGAATCTGCACAGGAGAAGCCGAATGATGCCCGTGTTGTCGATCAAGGACTGGGTTGCGCTGGTAGTTGTCGGCGCCTTGCTGGCGCTAAGTGGCTGGCTCTACGTCGGCAAGGCTGGCGTCGAGCGTGACTTCGCCCAGTACAAGCAGCAGGTGGCCGAATCAACCCTGCAGGCCGAACAGCTGGCTCGCAAGGTCGAGCAGAACATGCAGGATCAAATCGCAAGGATCGTTCGAAATGAAGAAAGTAAACGGAAAGTTCTATCTGATCGGGTTGCTCGCGTGGACGCTGTCAATGGTGGGTTGCGCGACCAAATCGCCCGACTCAATGCCCGTCCAGCCCCCGAAGATTCCACCGCTGCCGCCTACGCTGGCGAAGCCCGCACCGCAAGAGAGTTACTTGGAGCGTGCGCGGATGAATATCGAGGCGTGGCAAAAGAAGCTGACCAGCTCCGAGAGCAAGTGAATGGACTTCACGACTACATCGGCAGTGTCCAAAAGGCAGTACAATAAGTCACGGCTGACTTGACATCAAGGCCGTTTCACCCATAGAATCGGCCGAACTCCGAGGACAACATGCCTGCTGCCAAGCTGAATCTGACAATCGAACAGGGCACCACGTTCACAAAGCGCCTGACCTGGCGTGACAAGAACAAGCGCCCCGTTTCCCTGACGGGCTATACCGCTCGGATGCAGGTTCGCCCGACTGTCACCAGCGCAGAAGTCATCCTCGAGCTGTCCACCGCCAACAACCGCATCACGCTGGCTACGGGCGGCATCATTCAAATTCAACTGACTCCGGAAGAGACCTCGGCAATGAAGGCCGGCGTCTACGACCTGGAGCTCACAGACACGAGCGGCCGCGTGACTCGCCTGATTGAAGGCAAGGTCAGCGTCTCGCCAGAGGTCACTCGGTAATGGCTGATGTAGAAATCATCCAGACGCCGGAAGAGACGACTGTCGTAGTCGTTGAGGAGCAGCCTGCGGAGATCGTCTCCGAAGGCGTGATGGGGCCTCCTGGTCCAAAGGGAGATAAGGGCGACCGTGGTGATCCTGGCCCGAATACCGTTGGCGGTATCGAGGTGCTGTTCACTGATTTGCAGCCAGGCGATGTCCTGGCAGTCGGTGGCAACAAGATCATCAACATTCGAGCACCGAGCCTGACGGACGGCGGAAATTTTTGATGAACAAGAAGAGCCGCCTACTAGAGACCCACGGCCCCGAAATGGCCAAAGCCTATGAGGCCTGGGTAGATATGCGTCGCCGCACCCGCTCTCCAAGGGTTGATAAGGGCGAGGCGAACTATGCGTCCGTGAGTGTGTGTGCCACTTGGGACAGCTTTGAAACATTTGTGGAAGACATGGGCCTGCCAAAAGCTGGCGAGTCCATTGATCGAATTGACGGAAGTGGCAACTACCAACCTGGAAATTGCCGCTGGGCTACCGCTGTGGTTCAGTCCAGAAACAGGAGCTGCGTGAAACTCTCGGAAGAAAAAGTCCAAGAACTCAAGCAAATTCGAGGAGAAAAAGGCATTAGCCAAGCGTCGCTCGCTGCGATGTTCGGCGTTTCGCAGTCGATGGTTAGTTCCATCTTGCGCGGAAAATCTTGGACTTGAGTCAGGAGTAAGAAATGGCAAACACAGTACGTATTAAGCGCCGCGCAGCGGGTGGTGCAGCCGGCGCACCGGCCACACTGCTGAACGCGGAACTGGCGTTCAACGAACAGGACAACACGCTCTACTACGGCTTCGGCACGGGTGGGGCTGAAGGCACCGCAACTGCCGTGGTCCCAATCGCAGGCGCGGGCGCCTTCATGGGCCTAGTTGGCGACCAGACGATCAACGGCAGCAAGACCTTCACAAGCCTGATTCAAGGCTCCGTGAGTGGCAATGCCGGCACGGCCACCAAGCTGCAGACGGCACGCACCATCAACGGCATCTCGTTCGACGGTTCCGGCAACATCACGATTACGGCCAACACGCCGAATACACTGTCGGCCGGCTCGTACCTGATCGGTACGGCGTTCAATGGTGGCGCCGCTGTTACCTGGGCAGTCGATGCAACCGCAGCTGCAACGGCCAACAAGGTCGTCGCACGCGATGCGTCAGGCAACTTTGCCGCCAACAGCATCACCGCCGCTCTGGTCGGTAACGCCTCAACTGCATCGGCCCTGCAAACTGGCCGCACGATCGCGGTCACGGGCGACGCCACCTGGAGTGTCACGTTCGACGGCGCAACCAACGTCACCAACACGCTGACCCTGGCCTCGATCGGCACTGCCGGCACCTACACCAAGGTCACGACCGACTCCAAGGGTCGCGTCGTCTCGGGTGGCCCGCTGCTCGCAGCCGACATTCCGACGATTCTGGCCTCGAAGATCAGCGACTTCGACACCCAAGTCCGCACGAACCGTCTGGACCAGATGGGTGCGCCGACGACCGCTGTCGCATTCAACTCGCAGCGCCTGACGAACCTCGCTGATCCGGTCAGCCCGCAAGACGCCGCCACGAAGAACTACGTGGACATGACGGTGCAGGGTCTGGACCCCAAGCAGTCCGTTCGCGCCGCAACAACCGCTCACATCGCCTCGATGCTCGGCACGATGACCGTTGACGGCGTGGCGCTGTCTGTCGGCAACCGTGTGCTGGTCAAGGATCAGAACATCGCCGCCGAGAACGGCATTTACGTGGTGCAGGTCGGCACCTGGGTTCGCGCAGCCGATGCGAACGCCTGGGACGAGCTGCCTGGCGCCTACCTCTTCGTGGAAGAGGGCACTACCAACGCCGACATGGGCTTCGTGTGTACCGTCGAAACCGGCGGCACCCTGGGCACCACGGCCGTCACCTTCCAGCAGTTCAACGGCGCAGGCCAAGTGATCGCTGGCGCCGGTATGACCAAGACCGGCAACCAGCTCGACATCGGCGCCGGCACCGGCATCTCTGTCGCCGCTGACGCCGTGAGTCTGGCTGGCCAGGCCCTCGCGCTGCACAACCTGTCGGTCAACGGCATCTTCGTTCGCACGAGCGCTGGCGCCGTGGCGGCTCGCTCGATCGCCGCAGGTACGGCAGGCGTGTCGATCACCAACGGTGACGGCGTTGCCGGCGATCCGACGATAAACCTGAGCGCCTCGCTCTTCTCCATCGGCGGCTTGACCCCTGTGGCCGATCGTCTGCCGTACTTCACCGGCAGCAACACGGCCGCACTGGCAACGATCACTTCGTTCGCTCGCTCGCTGCTCGACGATGGCGACGCTGCGACGATGCGCTCGACGCTGGCTCTGGGCACGATGGCCACTCAGAACAACTCTGCAGTGGCAATCACGGGCGGCTCGATCACGAACCTGTCCACATTCGATGGAGTGACCATCGACTGCGGCACATACTAAGTCACAACTGAGACAGCCCCTAGATAGGGGCTTTTCGCGAGGTACATACCTATGGCAAACACCATCATCCCGAAGCGTTCGTCCATCGCCGCACGGGTTCCCCTGGCAACGGACCTTCAGGTTGGTGAACTTGCCGTCAACCTCGCGGACGCGCTGATCTACACCAAGAACGCGCTCGGCACCGTCATCACGATCAACGCTGCCAGGCTGCAGACGGGTCGCACCATCGCCATGACCGGCGATGTGACCTGGACCAGCGGCGCGTTCGATGGCTCGGGCAACGTCACAGGCGTCGCCACTCTCGCAAACTCCGGCGTCACCGCCGGCTCCTACGGCTCTTCGACCGCCGTTCCCGTCATCACCGTCGATGCCAAAGGTCGCGTGACCTCCGTGAGCAGCGCCTCGATCTCGGGTGCGCTCACCTTCACGGGCGACGTGACTGGCAGCGGTACAACGGGCGCAAACACCGCTCTGACGCTCGCCAACAGCGGTGTGACAGCGGGCACCTACACGAAGGTGACAGTCGATGCCAAGGGGCGCGTGACGACTGGCGCCGCACTCGCTTCATCGGACGTTACGACGGCGCTCGGCTACACACCCCTCAGCAACGCCACAAGCTACCTGCCGCTCGCAGGCGGAACCGTCTCCGGCGTCTTGTCGCTGAGCGGCACAAACGCCACACCACTGGAAGTCATTCGCACCGGCTCGAACGCGAACGCGAACATGCGGTTCTCCAACACCGCATCGACGACCTACCTCGGCATCGGGGCACAAAACGGCGAACTGCGCGTTGGAACAACCAACGACATCTACAACACCGGCAACATCGTTCTGCACAGCGGCAACTACAACAGCTACAGCCCTACGCTGACAGGTGGTGGAGCGTCCGGCACCTGGGCTATCGGCATCAGCGGCAGCGCCGCTCAACTTGGCGGACTCGACAACAGCCGCTACCACCAGTCTGCTCGTGCGACTTTCACGGCCGGCGACTGGAACACCATGACCAGTCATGGCGTCTACAAGATTCAACACAGCACATGGTCGGGTGATACCAACCCGCCTCCTGCCGACTATGCATACGGCATCTGTGAAGTGCTCGTGTCGGAAATTGGCGGCGAGTCGCGCATTCAGCAGACGTACTGGCCGCACGCAACAAGCGACAACTTCTTCTATCAGCGCATGTCCAACGGCGGAGCATGGACAGCGTGGCGAAAAATCTATCGCAACTTCAATGGCACCGCTCTCGACAGCTCCAACTACAACAGCTACTCACCGACACTGACAGGCGGTGGCGCCTCGGGTACGTGGGGTATCAACATCACCGGCAACGCCGCGACCGTGTCTTCGATCACCAGCGGCCAAGTAACGAATGCTCTGGGCTTCACGCCCTACAACTCGACCAACCCGAGTGGCTACATCACGCAAGATGGCAACGCCCGAATCGGCGTCGAGAATAACGGCACCCTGGTCGGCACTCGTCGCCGAATCAACTTCATCGCGGGCTCCAACGTCACGCTAAACATCGCAGACGATGCAGCTGGCGAAGAAGTCGATGTGACCATTGGCTTGAACCTGTCGGCAGCCGGCGTCTCGAGCTTCAACGGCCGAGCCGGCGTGGTCACTCTGTCGTCCGGTGATGTGACGAGTGCGCTGGGCTTTACACCACTATCCACTGGCGGCGGGACGCTGAATGGCGGGCTTCAAGTTGGCTACGGAGGCGGCGATCTGACAATCCGCGCAACGGCCGCTAACGATCTTGGTGATCTGGTGTGGGCGAACTACGCGGGTACGGAAGTTCACCGCCTATGGGATGGTGGAGATGGGCTGAACTATCGGTACAACGGAGGCACTGGGTACAAACTGCTCCACGCAGGCAATTACAGCAGCTACGCCCTGCCGTTAAGCGGTGGAATTGTAAGTGGTGAAACGCGGTTCAATAGTCGCGTAATCATGGGCGGCTATGCCAACAGTAATGCCTACGTTGCATTCAACAACGCCGGCACGTACTGGGGGTTGATCGGAAACTACGGCACGAATGATTGGCGTCTCGGTCGCGGAAGCACCGATGTGATGTCTAGCTGGGCGCTGCGCTGGGACGATGGTGGGACAGCATGGTCGAACTACTCGCACCGCGCTCCAATTTTTTACGACAGCGACGACACTACGTATTACGTAGACCCAGCTGGAAACGGAACTCGCGCCGCCTACCTCAACGGCAACTTGTGGATCAATCCCAAGTCAGAAAGTTATGGCGAAGGCATCGCATTCTTGATGCCGAGTCAGAGCACGTGGGGCGGCATTCGTTGGACGCGAAGCACCAGCAACTTCACGGGCGCATGGGCTTTTGGCTACTTTGGTAACGAGGCCAACAACGACATCGGATTCCATAACGGCACAAACGGATGGAGACTCGATCACTCGTTCAACATGACGAGTATTGGCTCTGTTCGTTCGCCAATTTTCTACGACAGTGGAGATACGGGGTACTTCTGGAACCCCAACACAAACGCAGCGCACAGGCTTCAAACACCATCGGGCTACCTGGACCTGGCGCCGATGAACACCAGCTGGTGCCATTTCCAAACCGACCGTCCGCGCTTCTACTTTGGCAAAAGCGTCTCGGTTGATGGAGACTTGCAGCGCTACAGCGATGGCGCTGTGTACTGGCACACCTCCAGCGCGCCACGGGCCGGCAACAGTGACCTGATGTACTACGCTGGCTTCACCTTGAATGCCAACGACATGCCGACAAACTCGGCAGGGTTCACCTACTCCAACAACGCTCCGTTCACGGGTCCAATTATCCGCACCGGCACTGGCGGCGGATATGACATGCAGATCAACGCCAGCTACGGAAACAGCGAGAATCTGGCGTTTCGCTCTCGAAACGGTGATGCCGGAACATGGAATGCGTGGCGCCGAATCTTCGTCGAAAACGCCTGGCAGAACAGCAAGTATTTCGGCGATGGTGGCCAAATCTACGGCACCATCTTCTACGATTCCAATGACAGCAGCTACTACTGCGACCCGAATAGTACAAGCCGTCTGAACGCCGTCCACTCGAACAACCACTACATCCAGCCTGGGTACATGCTGTACTCGGACCACGGTAGTTGGACAGGCGAGTACAACAAGATTCAGTGGCACTCCAGTCATCTGTACATTCAGAACGCTGGCGGCGGAAACCTGCTGATCCTGCGTCGCGGCGACGGCTACGAGCGCTTCTGGTGCGACTACAACGGCAACGTCACAGCCAGCGGCAACATCACCGCCAACTCGGACAGCAGCCTCAAGACGAACGTCAAGACGATCAAGAAGGCGCTTTCGATCGTCAAGCGCCTGCGTGGCGTCACGTTCGACTGGATCGAAAGCGGCGAGCATTCCTACGGCGTCATCGCCCAGGAAGTCGAGAAGGTCTTGCCCGAGCTGGTTCTGACATCAACGCGCAATGTCGCCGATGGCGACACCAGCGTAACCCTCAAGTCTGTGGACTACTCTAAGCTGACTTCGGTTTTGATCGAGGCCGTCAAAGAGCAGGACAAGACGATTCTGTCTCAGGCGAAGCAACTCAAGTCCCACGAGGACCGCATTGCTCGCCTCGAGTCCATCATCGAGAAACTGGTTGGAGATTTGAAATGAGCATCACTTACACATGGGAAGTCACAGCACTCAAGAAGCGCGACGAAGGCGAGTTCAAGGACGCCGTTGTTCAGACGTACTGGAAAAAGATCGGTACAGATGAGAACGGCAACGTCGGCGAATTCAATGGCGCAACGCCGTTCTCGACAAAGAGTCTGGAGACGACCGAGAACTTCACGCCATTTGAAGAGCTGACGGAAGCAGTCGTTCTCGGATGGATTCAGGCGGTCGTTGTCGGAGACTACGAGAAGCACGTCAACGAGCAGATTCAGAAGCAGATTGACGCCAAGGCCGGCCCCGTCGTCGAGGCCGCATTGCCTTGGGCTCCCGCGAAGGCGCCCGAAACCCCTGCAAACTGACGCTACAATGGCAAAGTCACGACTGACGTGATTTCAACGGAGAAACCCCTATGCAACAGCAACCGCAAATGTTCCAACTCACCGATCTGAACGGCGACGACATCCAGGCGATCATGTCCGGCATGAACGAGCTGCCCTCGAAGATGACTCGCGCCACCATGAACAAGGTGGAAATGCAGATAATCCAGCAAGTGCAAGCCCAGCAGGCTGCCGCACAAGGCTTGGTCGAGAAACCTTTCGCAAAAGAAGCGAAGGCTGAAGACGTAAAGCCTGGCCTGGATTCTGCCGAGTAAACCTTATATAAGGTTTTGAGGCAAAAGCCCGGTGACGCCGATACGTCACGAATGACTGAAAAGTTTGGTAGAATCCGGCATCCAAAATCGCCCTTGAAAGCAATTCAAATGTCGGACTCTACTACTCTCAGTGTCATTCAAAGCGATCTGGCAGACATGAAGTCAAGCATGTCGAAGATGGCGGACGCCATCAGCAAGATCGCGATCCTCGAAGAGCGGCATCAGGCGATGCACAACACCATGCTCCGCACCCTCGAGAAGATCGAGAAGCAGAGCGAGCGCCTGTCGGCACTCGAGATGGAGCAGGTCAAACAGCAGACAACGATCAAGGTCACGATCAAGGCCATCCAGGTGGCCTGGGCCATGATCGGGGCGGGAGTGCTCTACGGCTTGTGGCACTTCATCAAAATCGTTGCAGCAGCACAAAGCTGAGTCGCAGTGTCGGGCGACCCAGTCGCCCATGTTCAAGGGCGGCAGCCCTCAAGGAGTAGGGCGCATGTCCGCAACAAGCGATATTGACCAGTTCATCGAGGTCTACAACGACCTGGACAAATACCCAACCATTGCCGACGTGGCCAAGGTTCTGGGCATCTCAATCAAGACGGTCCGCAACAAGGCGGGCTTCATTCGATCAACCTTCAAGAACAACCCCGCCGGCCCCAAGCTCGTGAACCGCGCCCCAACGGGCGATGTCCCAATGAGCGAGGACAGCTCCAAATTCATGGAGCACTGGGGTCCGGAAGAGTGTGTCGCGGAACTGCGACGCATTGCCGAGATCGACCCCGAGAAGGTCGTCACCCGCAACTACTTCCGCAACCACAGCGCCATCTCCGAGTCCACCTGGAACCGCTACTTCGGCACCTTCGAAGAGTTCAAGCGCCAGGCCGGCATCAAGCTCTCCCGTCAGCAGCACGCCCACGAGCGTGCAATCGCCAAGCATGCGTCGGTGGATCACTACCGCGCCATGAACATCGAACGAGCCGACTGGGCGGACAAGTACATCCGCGACAACCAGAACCGCTTCAAGACGATCCTGGCCTGCTCGGACCTCCACGACATCGAGATCGACCCGTTCTACCTGCGGGTGCTGATCGACACCGCCGAGCGTGTCCAGCCTGACGTGATCGTCCTGGCCGGCGACATATTTGACCTGCCCGAGTTCGGCAAGTACGGCGTCGATCCGCGTGAGTGGGATGTGGTGGGTCGCATCAAGTTCGCGCATGAGCACATCCTTGCGCCGCTGCGTGACGTGTGCCCCGATGCCCAGATCGACTTCATCGAAGGCAACCATGAGGCGCGACTGCTGCGTCAGCTGGCGGATGCCACGCCGGCGCTGCGCGCAGTGCTCTCAGACCTGCATGGCTTCACGGTCGCAAAGCTCTTGGGCCTTGAGCAGTTCGAGATCAACTACATCGCCAAAGCTGACCTGGCTGCATTTACTAAGCGCGACTTCGAGAAGGAGCTTGCCAGCAACTACAAGGTCTACTTCGACACGGTGCTGTGCCATCACTTCCCGCACGCTCGCTCGATGGGCTTGCCTGGCATTAACGGGCACCACCATCGGCATCAGGTGTGGAGCGAGTTCAATCCCGTCTACGGCGCATACGAGTGGCACCAACTCGGCGCAGGTCACAGGCGGTCGGCTTCATACTGCGAAGGCGAGCGTTGGCACAACGGCTTCGCGCTCATCAACGTAGACACGCACACGCGCTCCACTGCGTTCGACTACATCTCCGTCACCGACTTCGCAGTGGCGGGCGGCAAGTGGTATCACCGTGAGCCGCACGAGGTCGATGCAGCGATCCCACCAAGAATTCGCTGACCTTATATGGGCAGTCACGACTGACTGAGGTATAGTTGTGGCTGCATCACTTGAAAGGCAGCACTCGATGGCAAAAGCAAAAGCCCCAGCCACTTCCAAACGCGCCCCACGGCGCACGAACAAGAGTCAGGGGCCAATCGGCGCCGAATCACAGGAGAGCTTCGAGTTCTTCAACCGCCGAGCGGAGAAGGTCGATCGTTCACCCATCGAGGCGAAGACAGAATCCCAGAAGCGCTACATCGGCGCCATCAAGAACTTCGAGCTGGTGTTTGCCACCGGCCCCGCCGGCACCGGCAAGACCTGGCTGTGCGGCGCACTCGCTGCCCAGGCTCTCGACCAGGGCGTCATCGACAAGATCATCATCACCCGTCCTGCAGTCGAAGCAGGTGAGTCCCTGGGCTTCCTGCCTGGCGAGCTTGAAGACAAGTTTGACCCGTTCCTGCAGCCCTTCCGCGACGTGCTGAACGAACGCCTGGGCAAGAGCTTCGTGGAGTACCTCATCAAGACAGGCCGAATCGAAGCAGCACCGCTTGCCTACATGCGCGGGCGTACGTTCAAGAACGCCTACGTGATCCTCGACGAAGGGCAGAACACCTCCCCGATGCAGATGAAGATGTTTCTCACCCGCATTGGCCAGAACTGCAAGGTCGTCGTCAACGGCGACATGAGTCAGAAGGACATCAGCGGGAAATCGGGACTCGAGGACGCAGTCAACCGACTGTCGTTCATTCCGAGCGTCAAGCACGTTCGCTTCACGAAGGACGACGTGGTTCGCTCCGGTCTGGTGGGTGAGATCGTCAAGGCGTACGACGAGCCGACGATCGACCCTCCACGAATCGGTTGATGCGGGAAGCCTGCGGGAAACTCGCGGGCTTTCTATATATCTTCTTATACTTCGGTCAGTTATGACTGAAACATTCAAGGCGTCGGTTCCCGACATTCCCCGCTACTCCGACTGGTTCGGCTACTTCTACGGGCACGACCTGGACTTCCTGCACGCGGAACTCCTTGCTCTGCAGCACATCGACGACGGCTTGCTCAAAAAAGAGGCAGCTCTGATGCGCTCGAAGTGGTTCGACTATCGTCGGATGCACCCCACCAAAGCCACGTACTTGCTGGCTCACGAATTCAACCGCGCATACCAGGACTGCATGGTCGTCATGAAGGACCGCAGCGGGCGCTACATGCGGGCGTTCAAGGGCATGGACTGCATGCAGGCTCACGAGCGCAAGTCGTTCTGGAGGCTACGGCAGCTGATCGACGGTCTGGGCATGCGCTACGACTTCTTTCTGCGGCATGCGATGGACTGGTACATCTCCAACGGATACCGGCAACCTCCGCGCCCTGCCCACATCGGCGCCAACGCCGACCTCATCACCGATGTGATGCTCGCCTGGGAAGACGAGTGCGCGGCCAAGATTCAGTGGACGCGAGACACGCGCTACAAGGCGGTCAACTTCATCGGGCACATCGACCAGCTCGACTGGGAACGTTGGCTCGTCGAGCAGATCAAGACCAGGCGGCATCCACAGTACGCACTTCATGCCGCGCTCTATGTGGAAGGTTCACTTCGCATCGAGGCGGCAATCCAGGCATTCGAGCAGCGGGTGCTTGACCAGGCAATCGCAGAAGCGGTTCAAAGGTAAGTCAGCCCTGACCTATAATCGAACGGTATCAGCAATCAACAACGGAGAACATATGTCCGAATTTATCAACCAACCCCAGAAGCGATTCAAGAAGCCCAAAGCGGGACCATCCGGCCACGAAGCGTTCTTGAAAGCCCTGGAGACAGCCCAGGCCGTCGTCAGCTTCAAGATGGTCGCCGACGGCTCTGTCATCAAGGGCACCGTGAAGACCGCCGACAAGTTCACCGTGTCGGTGAAGGTGGACAGACCCGATGGCAGCTACCAGACCTACGTCTACTTCAAGCACGCCTTCGAGTGCTTCTGGACCGACCCCGCAGACCAACCGAACAAGGCAGCCTGATGTATGACGGACGCCACCAGTATTGCGGAGTCGTCTACCGCTGAAATGATCGGCCGCGCTTTTGAGGCCGAAACGACACCAACACCCCCTGCAACACCGAGCGAAACCGTGCTGGAAGACAGCACGGGCAAGTTCGACTTCGATAGCGACTTCCAGACTCGAGTCGCTACGCTGGCCTGCCGAAGCATCGACTTCGCGAATCGGGTCGGCCACCTCGTCAAGCCGCAATACTTCGAGGACGCTGGCGTAGCGATTCTGGTCAAGCTGGCCATGAGCTACTACCAGCGCAATCGGGGACTGCCCGACAAGGTCGTCATGGCCGACATTGTCAAGAAGTCCCGCGCCGCGAACATCATCAAGAAGGACGCAATCCCTCTGGTGCAGGAGGCGTTCAAGCGGGTGTACCTGCACGACGATGTGACTGGGCGCGAGTATGTCGAGGAGCGGATCGTCGAGTTCGCACGGCACCAGGCCACCACTGCCGCCATTCTCAAATCGGTGGAGCTCGTCGAGCGCGGCGAGTTCGACAAGGTTGAGAAGTACATCAAGGAGGCGGTCGAGGTCGGCATCAACGAAGACGGCGGCGCATACGACTACTTCTCCAACATCAGTCTTCGCACCTCCGAGCGACTGGATGATGCGTCAGGCACCAGGCCGCCTCGAGGCATCACGACTGGGCATCTGAAGCTCGACGAAATCCTCTACCACCGGGGATGGGGCCGCAAGGAGCTCGCAACCATCATGGGCGGTGCGAAAGCGGGCAAGACCACCGCGCTGATCGGCTTTGCGAAAGCTGCGGCGCTGGCCAAGTTCAACGTACTCTACATCACCCTCGAAGTGAGCGCGAAGATCATCTCCGATCGTCTCGACGCATCCATCAGCGACACGATGATGAAGGAGCTCGGCAAGCACATTCGTGATGTTGAGTCCAAGGTCAGCGCGATGGAGGCCAGCAGCGGTGCGTTCAAGATTCACGAGTTCCCGTCCGGTACGTTCACGCCGAACCAGCTGCGGGCGCTACTGGATCGCTACGAGGCCAAAGGTCTGAAGTTCGATCTGGTCGTCGTGGACTACGCGGACATCATGGCTCCGAACTTCCGCTACAACGATGTGATCGAGAACAGCAAGTCCGTGTACGTGGACCTGCGGGCCATCGCACAGCAGAAGGACGTTGCGATGCTGACGGCCACGCAGACCAACCGCGAGGGCTACAAGGCCACCGTCGCGAAGGCTGAACACGTCGCCGAAGACTTCAACAAGGTGCGGACGGTCGATCTGATGATCTCCATCAACATCACCGACGAGGAGCGATCGAAGGGCGAGGCTCGTCTGTACTTCGCGGCCAGCCGCAACCAGGAGTCGGGCTTCACGCTGTTCATCAAGCAGGACATTGCGAAGATGAAGTTCATCGAATCCATCATTCGGAGAGAGTGATGGATGAGTCGATCGCTCCATACATGCACGGCCACGCCGAGTGTCTGAACTGCGGCCACAAGTGGGTTGCGGTTTGGCCCCTCGGTGCCGAAGCGCTGGAATGTTCTCAGTGCGGCAGCACCGACACCGACAGGGAGGCTGTCGATGAGTCGCAATGAAGAACTCCAGGAAGCGCTCGAAACGATCGACATGGAGTCATGGCTCGATCGTGAGGGCGTCAAGTACAAGGTGACTCGAGGCTCACGTGGCACGCAGCTGAACATCAAGGAGTGCCCCTGCTGCGGCGGTTCGAACTGGAAGGTCTACCTGAACGCCGAGACAGGGCTGGGCAACTGCTTCTCCGGCGATTGCGAGGTCAAGTTCAACAAGTGGAAGTTTATCCAGGCCCACCTGGGTACGGCGACCACCAGGCAAGTGATCGAGCATGTCAAGGAGGTTGCGGCCGAACAGGGCTGGCAGCCTCGGATTCGGCATACGGCGGCCGTCCAGCATGACGCGGAGCTCCATCTACCTGAGAGCTACGAGCTGCCCATTGGCGAGAAGAATCTGAAGTACCTGGAGAATCGCGGCATCACTGGCGAGATTGCTCGGTACTTCCGTCTGCGCTTCTCCAAGCGCGGCGTCTTCGAGTACCTGGACGACTACGGCCGCAAGATGCGTCAGAGCTACGCGGACCGCATCCTCATTCCGATCTACGACATCGACGGCACGTTCGTGTCGTTCCAGGGTCGGGACATCACAGGTACGGCTGACAAAAAGTACCTCTTCCCACCTGGCTTCGCATCGACAGGCTCGTATCTGTACAACGGGCAGAACGCGATCGGCGCCAAGCGCATCGTCGTAGGGGAGGGCGCGTTCGACGTAATGGCGCTCAAGATCGCCCTCGACGGAGATTCGGCGCTTCGAGACGTTGTGCCGGTTGGCAGCTTCGGCAAGCACCTGTCGGAAGGCTCCGAGAACAGCCAGCTCTCCAAGCTCATCAAGCTCAAGGAGCATGGCCTGCGCGAAGTGACATTCATGTGGGACGGCGAGAAGAAAGCGACCCAGGATGCCGTGAAGGCGGCGCTCATGGTGCGCGGCGCAGGTCTTGTGGCCCGTATCGCATTCCTGCCGAAAGACAAAGACCCGAACGAGGTCGCGCCAGAGGTCGTGCGCCAGGCGTTCTGGAAGGCGGAGGTGCTGTCACCTACCACGGCCGCGAAGATCAAGCTGCTCTGTATGGGTCGATGACTTCGCCGTGTTGTGACCCCGCAACTCGGTTTCTACAATTCACTCAACGACGATTTGTCAATGGAAGTTTATGACCACATCACTTACACATAGCGCCACATTTTTGATGCACGAAGGCGGGACAAAGTTCTACGAAGTTGTCCAGCTGTACAACGCCGACGCCAGAAAATTCATCCTCGTCAAGCGATGGGGTAAAGCTGCGGCCAGAGTACGCGGTGGAGAAATCAAGGTCGAGGAGTTCTCGACGGCACAGCGACTCGACGTAGCGGCGGATAAGGTCATTCGCGAGAAGCAGGGCAGGGGCTACAGCGCCACCAAGCCCGATGCGGCAGGCGCTTTGCACACTCGAGGCGGCTTGTCTTTCGCAAGCGAGACAGACTTTGGCAACACTCTGTCGATGCACTACGGCCCGAACGGTACGCGAATCAGGGAAGTGCTCGGACTGAGCTTGGGTGCTGCAAATCCGGACGACGATGATGATGACGAGGTTGTCGTCGAGGAGCCGCAGCCCGAACCCGATCGCGGCGAGACGTGGGGAAGCTGGTGAGCGACTACAAGGAGGTGTTCGACCGACTGCCGCCCCAGATGCAAGAAACCATCCGCATGCACATGATCGGGCAAGTTCAGGGAACCTTGCAGGCGATCGTCGATGACCGCTTTCAAACCCTGCACTCGCGCTATAAACTTCAGTCAGTGCTGAAGCAGATTCTGGATCAGAAACGAGCTTCGGCGATTCGCCCCCTGTGGGGCTCTTGGTAAGGAGTATCCATGTCGATTTTTGACAGTATCGAACAGGCCGTTCGCGACCGACAGTCGATCTACCCGCCCGAGCAGTCGGCGGCGGGCACCAACACATTCACCGTCAAGGGCTGCAAGGCTGTGGGCTACACCCCAGGCTACTGCGTCTGCCTGAACAAGCTCAAGGCGTACGAGCGCGACAAGGCCCTGTCCTCGTATCCCGAGTGCGAGAAGGCAATCAGCGGCAAGTCATGCCCCGCAATCAGCATGCAAACCGAGGAACAGACGGCCGGCAAGGCGCTGTACTACGTCGATCGGGCACTGCTGCGCGAGGAAATGGACAAGCAGTTCGGTCAGGTTACGACCAGCTTCCGGCCCACAAAGGCGGCTCCGACCGTCACAGCACCGGCAGTCAAGAAGCCCGAACCCAAACCTGCTGTCAAATCCGACGACCGTCTCATGGACATGCCCACCGACGGGTATGCCGCAGCGATCAACGCCGCCATCAAAGAGGCGAGCGACCAACCCAACCCCGAGCCGAAGGTCAGTGCGCCGCAACCTTCGACGAAGCCTGTGTCCTTGCTGGACATTGCACGGATGCATGCGGGCACATCTTCAACAAACGGAGCCTAAGTCATGAATGACGAACAAATCACGCCTGAAACCAAGAAGCAGCTGGACGAGCACTTCGACAAGGCCATGCAGGCGTTGGTCGAAACCCAGCGTTCGCTGAACGAGGCCGGCATTGCCCCACCTGCCCTGGCCAGCGCTTTGTGCGCCTCGTACGTCACCTTCGTCGCCGCTCTGATCGCAGCATCGGACCTGCCTCGCGAACTGGTGCTTCGCACGGCAAAAGAGGCCATCGACTCGATGGGGGACTTTGCCATTGAATCGTACGAGCGCATGGTCAAGAAGATCAAGGAAGGCGAAGCGTGAGTTCCGATCTGATCCTCGAGAAAATTGAGGCGATTGCAGCGACCTCCAGCAAGACCGCAAAGGAAGACATGATTCGGGCTTCTGCGGAGCTGGAGGGCTTCCAGGACGTTCTGGAAGCGGCGCTCAACCCCTTCAAGACCTACGGCATCGCCAAACGTCCGGATACGCATCGTTCGGGCGGCAATGGCACGTTCAACAGCGACACCTGGCACCTGCTGGAAAACCTGCGGACCCGCAATCTGACCGGCAACCTGGCACGCGACACGCTCGTCTCCGAAATGTCGCGTCTGACCGCCAAGTCGGCCGAACTGCTGTGGCGCATCGTCAGCAAAGACCTTCGCGCTGGCTTCAGCGAATCGACCGTCAACAAAGCCATCCCTGGCTTGATTCCGACCTTCGACTGCATGCTGGCCCATCCCTTCGAGGCGTCTCGCGTCAAGGGCTGGCCGGTTGTTGCCGAGCCCAAGCTCGACGGCGTGCGCGTTCTGGCGTTTGTGGACATCAGCGAGCTGGCGGTCAAGTTCTTCAGTCGCTCTGGCAAGGAGTTCACGACCTTCGACCACCTGAAAGACCCACTGCTCAATCTGGTGGACAACTTCCGAGCCGACATTCGAAACGAGACAGGCAACGATGATGGTGACGCCGAGTATTTCGGCAGTCTTCTCGGGTGCGACTCCTTCCACTTGGTCTTCG